TTAACGCAGTTCTTGGTAAACAACGACATCATCATTGCGTACTCATCTGGCTTTTGTGCTGCGTCTGTTGCTGCAAGACCTTTGCCGAAAATCATATCAATAACGCCATTGATAATAGCGTTGTTGGTAGGACTTCCATTGTAGCGGTCGATTAGGTATTGGAAATAATTGTTATCATCTCCGTACTCAATCCATTGCTTTCCACTAACCTCCTTTACCTGCGGCTTAACGTAGGAGTTCAAGGCCATAAATCGTATGTTGCTCATATAATTACGAACGTGTTATCTCCTGCCTGCTCTTGCGTGTAAACGCCATTGTTTACCGTGAACTTCTCGAAGTTTGTTTGGTTCGTGCAGAATACACGACCTCTGTATATCAAATTTACGCCATCAAATACCTCCAATAGGTAAAAGTTTGCTTCCTTTAAAGTCCAAGCAGCATTCAAGGTCATATACCCATTTGCGCTTGTAGGAGCGATTGTTTGCGTTTGGGTGGTATTGGTAGACTCATTCGTTAACCGTGCCGATACAGAAGCGGGAAACGAGCGAGGGATGATTACTAAGTTTTGCGCACTTGCGCTTGTAGTTAAAATGTTCATCTTACAAATAACTCGTTTGTTGCTTTTTGTTTTAAATAAAAAAGCCACCCCGAAGGATGGCTCTCTTAATTCAAAGATTAACTTAAAAAATTTATGCTTTGCCCTTTGGCAACATACGCAAGGTTTCGGCTACGTTCTCAATGTTAACACGCAGATAGTTATTTGATACAACCTCTTTGTAGTTTGATACCGTACTCGGGTCAACACCTAACTCTTTTGACATTGCATCAGCTTTTGCAACTGCGGAGTCAATGAATTTTTGATACGACTTCAAGTTCTGCAATTCAAATTCAAGTTTTTCACGAACTTTAGCCGCCTCGGCAGATGCCGCCCTAAACTTGTCAATGGCTTTCGCAGACATTGTTTCAAGTTTTTGACCCTCTTGAAGGAATTTAACTCCCTTTGCCAAATCCTCAACTATACCAAGCTCAACCTTAACTGGAGTTGACTTTGCAGCGAGGATGTTATAGATAGTTTGCTTGCTCATTTTCCTAGATTGATTAAATCTTGAACCGCTCCTAACAATTCAAGGTTGGCAGATTGCCATTGTTGTACTTCTTTAATTGAACGTCCGTCAACGCCAAGAGCGGCAGCTTGTTTACCAACCTCATTAACGGAAAGGCCTGACTTGCCGGACAAGTTTTCCGCCTCACGTACCAGCGTAGCACGAGTCGACTCCATTTTGTCGTACTCTTGCTTCAACTGCTTAAATTTAGAAACAAATGCTTCTACTTCGGATGCCTTTGCGGAAAGATTTTTAACATCGGTACGCAAGTCATCAATAGCAGCAAACTCAAACCGCTGGGCAGACATCTCGTTCATAATCTTTAATGCCTTTTCCATAGGTCATTAAAAATCGGAACCAGTTACAATAGTTGAAATACCAGAAGCAGCCAAAGTACCGTCCAAGAAATTTGCAGGCAACTGCTCCTGTCCGTTCAAGGTCAAGGTGTAACCAGACATATCGCCCATAGCGGCACCGGTAACAATCGTTCCTCCGGTAACCTCGCAACCGTGTTCCAAACCTGCAACGAAGAAGTTAGAATTGTAGTCCTCAACAATCACGATAGGACGTCCGTAAGCCATCAACTTGATTTCCTTGTGTGATTGCTTGCTCAATTTGTGCAAGGTCAAATTCAAGGTTTGGTCAAAGAACGTAGTTCCGTTATCACGGCTTGAAGTAATTGCCTGCTCAAAAGAAGACGTACCCTTCAATTCGTATTTGTATGCCGTCAAACCGCTACCCAATGTATCGATAGCGTCTGTATTGGTTACATCGTAGGTAACCGTAAGATTCTGATAGTTCAGAAAGTAAACCGCCTGAATGCCACCTACAACGTCTTTGCAAGGTTCGATTCGGCCAAGGGATAATGCACAAGCCATTTTGTTTTGTTTTTTTAGTTGGTTTAAAAAAGAAAGGGGTGGGGCGTCATTACACCACCACCCCTATCAGGATTTTTGAAATTAATTAAGCTCCGTAGTAAACGATGTCGCTACCGATACCGTATTGGATACCAGCGCTCATACGCATAATCAAGCGGAAGTTCTGAGAACCATCGATGTCAGCCATATCAATCAGGCGAACTTCGTTCTTGTCGCTCAACAAACCGGTACCGAAGAACAAGTTTGACTTCTGTGCAGCCACCATTTTGTTAGAAGACAAACCATTTGCAACGGCAACTTTGATACCGTCAAAGTACAACTCCTGATTGTTGAACCAAGTGGTACCAGCATTGTCAACACCGTTTGCACCTACTCCTGAAGCGGCAAAGCCACCCAAAGCACGTACGTAGGCCTTAGCCACGTTCTGAGGAACGTACAAGTACAAATCTTCCTTACCGTAAAGAGCAGCAGGGATAGCGTCAACTACCTTACCCAACTCGGTGATTACGTTAGAAGCAGTAACGGTAGTACCGGTTACATCGATAACGTCAGAATCAGCAGCGAACAAAGTTTGGAATCCTGCGAACTGACCAGCAGATGCGTTAACACCAGCCCAGATGTTTTGCTCGATACGAGCAGCAACACGCTCAGCAGCGTAGGCAACGATGAAGTCAGTAAAAGAAGCGGGTACATTCTTGAAAGAAGAGTAACCCATCTCTACGGCCTGCCAAGTTTGCTCGAAGTCCTTCTTGCACATCTGCAAGTTAACTTGGAACTCTTCCAAGGTCAAAACACGCTCGGTCAAGGTCACGGTAGATGTTGGGTCGAAGTCGCAAGTAGCGTCCTTCAGGATGTCGTCTGTGTTAACCTTTTGGATAACGGATTTGTAGTATACGTTGGGCATAATCTCGATGAGACCTTTGTCCAAGGTAGGTGCGCTCAACAGAGCAGCGGCTACGTATTTACCGGCAAATTCGCCAGCATACGTAGTAGTGATTGAAGTGGTAGTAGCCATTTTTTATTTGTTGATTTATTTGTTAATACGGGCAAGAACTCGGTCAAGAGCAGACTCCGGGGCATTCTGTGCGAGGTTCACTCGTGCAGGGGCAGGTGCTGCTTCTGGGTTGTGGCGGATGGGCATAGCAGCAGGCATATCGCTAGACATCTCTTGCTTCTTTTTTGCCATTTCCTCTTTGATTGCTGATAACTCAGCTTTCATCTCTTCAATGAGTGGCATAACCATCTCCTTGATTTTGTCCTCCATCGTTGGCTCTACGGCTGCTTCAACCTCGACCTCTACTGATGGAGCTTCTTCTTCTACCTCGGCTGCTGCTTCTTTGATTTCACCGATAACACCTTCTTCAACTACAACCAAAATGCGGCCATCTTCCATTTGATACTCACCGACTGGGACTGCAATACGGTCTTCCTCTGATACGATGAAAATGGGTTGGCCTGCCTCAAATGATTCAGCTTCTAGGACGGTGCCGTTATCGAGTTTGGCTTGCGCCAACTCAACTTCGGATGTCTCAACTGCGGACAGCTCGGCAAAGAATTTCTGGAAAATTTCTGTTGCTTTCATAATTCAAATTACTCGTTAATTGGTTTTGTTACATTTTTAGGTTGGGACTTTGACGGTAACTCCCACTCCCTGTGCCTGGAGCGAACCATCGCAGCACTTTTTGGAATAGGTGTTGTTCTTGCACAAGCAGCCACGCTTGTCTCCTTTGGGTGATGAACGGCTAGGGGTCTGTTTCATAGTTTACCTAATTCTTTTAATTTAGATTCTGCCCAACGCTTTGCAGCCAGTCCACCCCATAGGAAAAAGGAAATAGTACCACACGCAGCGGTATCGCCTTCATCGTAGTACGCCTCTGCCCTAGATAGGTACGAGTACATACGTGTAATGGTCTCTACCGATATTGCACGTCCGTCTGCGAGTTGTTGCGCTCGAATCTTGCCGACTGCCGTGGCGCATTTGTTACCGCCTTTCTCGTTTAACTCAATTCCTCGCTTTGCGTTGTTGCGTACTGCTTCCGGGTAATCCGTGTAGGATTCCATTTCAATTCGCTTCTTGCTTTTTAAACGGCCATCCTTTTTAATCTTGGCGATAATGTTAGATAGCATAAACTCTGCTTCCTCTTCCTCGATGCGCTCCAAGTGAGATTCCATCTGCATCTTGTCAACGAAGTACCCTTCAATGGAAAAGCCCTTAACACGTCCGGTCTTAACGTAGTTATTCCAGATGTCATCGTTGTTGACCTTCATAGATACCATCCAGGTACCCTCTGGCAATTCCAATCCGTAGATAGCCGTCTTATCCTTTTGCGGGTCTTCAACAATCCAAGATTCCACAACCGACAAACCACTTAACTCCGCTGCGTGTTCAAGGGTGGTGTTTCCTTGGTATCCACGCATTAGGAACAACTCAGATGCCTTGCGTACCGTCTCCTTTGAGAAATACACGTAGAACTCTTCGCCTCCCTGGTTGCGGTAGATTGTTTTGTTTGGAATCAAAGCAGCGCCCATCAGGATACGCTTTTCCTCGTCTTGCGCCTTGAACTCTACCTCGTACTCCTTAGCCAAGGTGATAAAGTTCTCCTCAATCGCTGGGTGTTCAACGATTGATATTGCGTTGATTCCGTTTAGTCCTTCGGTTTCTTCAAGGACAAGTTCAATTACTTTTTTCATTATCCGAATGTTGCGGTTCTTGCTCTGCGTCTTGCTAATTGTTGTGCGTTGGTAACCTCACCCGCTACCACATACGCCTGAATAGGTTGTTGGTTTCTCTCGTTAACGCTTTGCGCTAATTGGTTAATACCAGAACGCCCAACGACATTAAACTGCGGAGTTAATTGTGGCTGCGAGGGCGCTCCGGAACCTCCGGTATCAAAGTTGGTATCTGGTGAATCGTATTGAGTTCGTGCGATTGATGCAACTTGAGCCACGCTAAATGCTGCGGCAAGCCCTGCTTGTACATAAGGGTAACCAGGGAAGGCAGCGGTGTACGGAGACTTTTGTGCGGTAGTGTATGCGTTCTGAACTGCTTCAATACCAGAAATAACCGCAGTTGCAAGTGATAATTTCTTTTGAAACTCAAACTGCTGCCTTTTAGATTCTTCGTCTTCATTTGCAAAAGCAGCAGACAAGGCACTTATTGCCGCAATGCCGTCTTTAGCCATTTGAAACTTTGCAGCAGTTACCTCTCGGTCAAGTTCCTTGCTATCCCGTGCGTATTGGGATTCTGCTGCCGATTTATCCTGTAATAATTGCAAGTATGCATCGTATGCCTCTTGTTGCGCTACGGTTCCTTCTGCTGCGCTTTTAAGTCGTTGGTGAGCAATCTCAATCTCTATGTCAAGAATCTCTACCTGCTTATTATACTCAAGGTCTAATGCCTTTCTTCGGTTTTC